CACAGGACTGCGACGGCAGTCACGTCGTTGCGGTGGGCGGCGCGGATGTCGTGCATACGGTCGCCGATCATCCAGGTCTCGCAGGGCGCCAGCCCCTCCGTCGCGAGGGCGTGCGCGATCAGGTCGCCCTTGGTGGTGGTGGGGGCCAAAGCGTCAAAGGCCGCGGTCTGTGCCGTCTGGCCCGTGCCGCCGTTGGCGATGGCCACGGCGCCGGTCAACTGGCTGGCAACGATCGACTTGTTGGTGAGCGTCTGTGCGCCCGAGGTGGTGACGATGGGGACTGTACCTAACGTGCCCGCCGTACCTGTGAGCTTCAGGCATTCCGTCGCCGAGCCGCCAGTGAAGAGCGAGATGGTCAGCGATGCGTCCTCGCTGGTGTCCGTGGCATCGTCCCAGGCTACGTCGAGGTAGGCCGCGTCATGGAAAGCACCTGCACTGTTCTCGATCTGCATGTTGTGCCGCAGACCAAGACCAGCCGCACCATTGGCACCAGACCGCCCCCGGCGCCACGTTGCAATCGTCGAGACGTCCGCGTTGCCATCCTTGGCCTCGACGTTCAGATTGTTCTCAGAGTCGTAGCCCAGCCCGAGATCGAGCTGCTTGGTGATGACTTTGAACGCGCCGGTGTCCCAGTTGCCAGTCAGCGCTCGCGTGCCGGCCGCCAGCAGATATTGGGTGTGGTCGTCGTCCGCGAGTCCGCCGATCGAGCCGTGGTCGATGTTGGCCTCCACCACGTCGAAGGTGATGGAGTCGGCGGCCGAGTCGCCGGTGATGCTCATCTTCGTGGAGCCGGCCAGAAGTTGCAGCGTGTCGGTGGCCGAGTCCGCGACGGGGTCCGTGCCGCTGGGGCAATCAATGGTCGCAAACGAGTTGCCGCCGCCCCCGCCGCCGGCCTCTTTCCACACGGCGGCGCCCACGGCCACGTCCGCCGCGAAGAACACTTTGTCCGCGGTGGTATTGATCCACACGCTGCCGACCGAGTAGCCGTCGCCGCTGTCCTCGTTGACTGTGGGGTCAACCGCGGCGGCCAGGTTCGACTTGTGGACGACAACCGTGCCGGCGCCGGTCTTGCGGTAGAAACCTTCCGTGGTGGCCAGCGCGGCGATGGCCGCCAAGTCGGAATCGTAAGCCTGCACGTCGGTGCCAATCACCAGTCCCAACGTCGTGCGCGCCGCTGCCGCATCGACGTCGTCCACCAGTGATTGCGCGAAATCCGTGAAGGTGACTTCCTCAATGACGCCCGTGGATGCGCTCACCCGTCCCAGCAACTTGTCGGTGGCGATCTGCACGATGTTGGCGAGGGGCAGGGCACCCGTGACCGCGTCCGTGTCCGCCAGATCCAGCGCCCCCCAGGCATACGTCGAGGCCCCGGTGACGCGAAGCACTTGCCCCACGGTGGACGAGTTGGCGATACCGACGGCCGGGAGAGTGAGAACGCCACCGTCATCCGCGTCGAGGTGGTCGTGGCCCGCGTTGGTGTAGTCCGCGATGGTCGGAGCGGTGAGCGTCTTATTGGTCAGCGTCTGCGTGCCGGAGATAGTGACGCCTTCGACGCCGCCCAGCTTTACGATGCCGGTGCCCTTGGGGACGATGTTGATGTTGATGTTGGTGTCGGAGCCCAGCGCGCCGAACAGTACGTCGGCAGCCGCAATGCTGGACTGCGTGACGGGAAAATTGACCGATGAATCGGAACTGGTGATCTGCAACAGAGTGGCTGATCCACGCTTAACGAGCAGCGTGGGGTCTGCGCTGGGAATAGTGATGTTGCCCGTTAGTTCTCGTGAGCCGTCCGCCAAGTAGTAGATGGTGTGGTCGTCGTCCGCGAGTCCGCCGATCGAGCCGTGGTCGATGTTGGCCTGGTTGACCGTGAACAGGGCGTTGTCGCCATGCGTGGCGTCGTCGTTCTGGCACGCGATCGTGAGCAGATTGGAGGCCGAGCGCAGCTTGAACGTGTCGGTGGCCGAGTCCGCCGCCGCAGTCGTGGTCCCGTCGGTGATGTTCGCGAAAGTGTTGACGCCGCCCGCCGGAGTCGCCCAGGTGCCATCGCCGCACCAGAAGGTGCTCGCCGAGGCATCCGTCCCCGAGTTCAGATTTGCAACCGGCAGATTGCCCGTGATCGCGTTGGCGCTGGCCAGGTTGACTGCACCGAACGCCAGGGCCGTCCCCGAGCGTCGCAGCACTTGATGATCGGAGCCCGCCACGATGGAAGCCACGTCATCCGTCGCGTTGCCGGTGACGCCCAGCACCGAGAGCGCCGAGCCTTGCGTGAGGTTGGCAAACGGGAGATCGCCGGTGACACCGTTGGCCAGATTGACCTGTGCCCAAGCGGGGTTGTTGGTGGTGCCGGTGTTGCTGAGATAGCGCGTGGCGTTGGCGTCCTTGGCCAGCCGCGTCCACGAATCCGTGCCGTCCGCGTAGAGCAAGTCGCCCTGCACCCCGGCCACGGCGGCCAGCTCCGTGAGCGTATTGTCGAACGCCTGCACGTTGGTCCCAATGACCAGGCCGAGCGTGGCGCGAGCCGCGGTGGCGTCCGCATCGTCAATCAGAGTCCGCGCGAAGGTGGTGAAGTCCGCCAGTGCCGCGGCGCCGGGCCCGGTGAAGTAGGGCAGCCGGTCCGCCGCGGAAGTGAGCCCCGCCAAGGCGGCGAGCTCAGCATCGCCAATGTGCGAAGCCAGGATGCCCGCGGCCTTTACCCGCAGCGTGTCGGCGTCGATCTCGATCGTCGAGCCATCGACGTTCACGTCGAAGGTGCGATCCGCCGAGAGATCCCCGCCGCCGGAAAGGCCAGAGCCAGCCGTGAGCGTGCGCGTGGAAGGCGCGCCGCCGACGGCCACGATGCCTGCCCACGAGGCTTGGCCCGCGCCGTTGGCCGAGAGCACTTGGCTGGCGGTCGCCGACTCAGAATCGACCTGCCCGGCGATCAGCTTGCCGCGCAGGTGGGCGAAGTCGTGCGCGTTGAGCGTGTTGAGCTGGTTGTGGATGTCGTCCTGGATCCACCGCTCCATGGGGAACTGCACGCGCCAGGAAGCGTTGGAGACGGTGCCCGTCCAGGTCTTATCCGCGAGGCCCGCTGCGGCGAAATACCCGGCGGAGTCGGTGGTCACTGGAGTGGCCGAGGAGCCATCCGAAGCGCGCGGAGTCACCGAGGCCCCGCTGACCGGGAGACCCGTGCTATCGACGACAAAACCAGAGACGCGAGTAGGCATTGTTAGCTGGCCGTCTTGTAGGCGTGGATCTCGGCGCTAAACACGCCGCCGGTGCCCAGCGCACCAGAAAGCTGTGCGGTGATCGCCTGGTTGACCGCAGACCGCGCGGGAATGGCGAAGCGCACCGTGTCGCGGATCACCTGCTCGGACGTGGCAGGAATGTACGTCGCGTGGAACACCGTGCCGGCGATGCCCAGCCGCAATTTGACGTTGCGCCCAGCGGCCGGGGCGGTGCTGCCGGTGTAGATGGAGAGCACCACGTCGACGATGTTGTAAAGGTTCGAGGCGTCGGCGGAGAGCAAGGTCTGCTCAGTGGTCGCCGAGCTGTCCGAGAGCCGACCGTACTGCGGCGCCTTGCCGGCGTTGTCCCAGCCGCCGTCCAGGGCCGCACCGATGGTGGTGGTGCCCGCGGCGATGGAGGCAATGTCCACGTCGCCGATGTTGTTGTTGCCCGCACTGAGTCCAACGTTCCAGGTGCCCGACTGAGTGACCGCGTGCGTGCCGACTGTCACCGTGCCGCTGACCGACACCGTGCCGTCGATGGTGATGGAGTTGCCGCCGTCGTGGATGCCCACTTCGCCGTCGGCGTTCACCGCGATGGGCACAATGTCCGTGCCGTTGATGCCGGAGCAGAGCACCACCGGATCGCCGGACGCAAACGCATCCGTGTCCTTGTGGGTTCCCACGGCCATGCACCCCAGCACTTCGGTGTTGACCGTTTTCTGCATGACGGAGCGCGGCGGAGCGGCGGTGTTCGTCCCAGTGGCGTCGTACACGGTCGCGAACAGCTTGGAGCCGTTCGGGGAGGTCGGAGGATTGGGCAAGGCCATTTTTGATTCTCCTAAGTCGCCAAGGTCATTGGCGTGGTCCACCAGTTGGTGCCATCGCAGGCGCAGAGGTAAAGCGACGTGCCGGCGCCGTCGGGGCTCAGCGTGCCCACGAACCCCGCGCCTGCTTCCGACGCGAAGCCGAAGGCCGCCTGGATGTCGCCCAGGGTTGGCGGATCATTGGTCTCCCTGGTCGAAGTCCGCAGCAGCGACGTGGAGCGGACCCTGTAGCCCACGGCTTCCACGCCATCAGAGAACTCCAGATCGATCCCAGGAATTTGTGCCATTTCTATTCAACCAGATTCAGTTGCAGTTCTGCGTTCACCACGTTGTCCGGCAGCGAGCAAATCACGCACTCCGCGCCCTGCGACGAGAGAAAAACCAGTTCGATGTTTGAGCCGTTGGCGCGACAGAAGAGCCGCCCGTGATCGGTGGCCGGATTCGCCGGCGTGGCGATCTCCAGGATGTCCAAGAAGCCGTCGTGCTCATCGTTGGTAAGCACACCGCCGTCGCCGCCCGCACTGGTGTGGTTGTGCGAGGACAGCGAACCACCACCGGGCAAGTTGGAGAGCAGCACCTTCTTGTTCGTGCCGGCGCTGGCATCGTAGGTAACGACATAGTCCGCCGCAGAATCAGGGCTGGCGTCGGCAGTTAGCGCATCGATCGCTAGATACCAGGACATCGTGCCCCCGGCGTAGTCGAACGAACTCTGGATGCCGCTGGTGGTGGGCGCAAAGGAATCGGAGATCCACTTCAGGGCCGTGCCTGCGCCGTTAGACCGTAGCGCTGCACCGCCGCCGCCAGTCGCCAGCCGGATGTTGTCCGAGCCGTCGAAGGTGATCAGATCGCCAATCGTCGTCAGTGGTGAAAGCGCATCGAAGGCGGCCGTCTGCGAGGTCTGCCCGGTCCCCCCATTGGCGATGGGCACCGGGCTATTCACCGTGGCGATGGTTCCCAGGCCGAGGGTGGCGCGTCCCGCCGCAGCGTCTGCGTCATCAATCAGGCTGCGGCCAAAAGCAGTGCATGCAATCTCTTCTCCGGCTCCGGCACCAGCCGTCGAACGACCGAACAGGATGTCTGTGGCAGTCGCCTTGAGCCTTGCGGCAACTACAGAGTTATTGATCAGTACAGCGGTGATCGATGGTGTGGTGTCGTTGTAGTCGAAGTCGATCTCGGCACTGTCGGTCATAATTGGGCCGACTGCGTCCTGAGCCTGCTCGTCGGTGTAGCCCCCTCCGCCCGCCCCCTCCAGGTCATCGACCCGCTCGGCCAATTGGTCCAGCGCGTTGTCCACGTCCCCCGGATCGGCGTCACCATCCCAATCGGTGAGCACTGCGGGGGTGTAGGCGATATCCGCCGCACTACTGCCGGTCGCCAAGGCGCCGAGGCCCAGAGTCGCGCGCACCGTGGCCGCGTCGGGGTCATTGAGAATCGACTGCACAAAGTCGGTGATTTCAATTTCTTCGACGGCCCCGGCACTGGCCGATACGCGGCCCAGCAATCGATCGGTAGCCGACACTTGCAGGGGGTCGCCGCCCGCCGCCGCGTGCGTGGAGCCGTGATCGGGCAGGTCCGCAGCCAACGACCCCGTGGTCAGGATTTCGCCCGGTGCTTTGCCTCCAGCGATGGTGGCTTGAAGCGTTGTGCCTTTGATGCCGAACTCGGGGGCAACGTCCGCGTCCGTTCCGGTGGCGTCGAACGCCGGGCGATTGCCCGTGGCGGCATGGGTCAACTCGAAGTAGTTCACCGCCGAAGGCGTGCGAACGAAATCCAGCGACAGGTTCGTTGAATCAAAGTTGAATTGGCGACTCGCAACGCCGTTACCCAGATTGACTTGTCCGGTTAACACGAACCCGCCGATCGTCGGATTGGTCTGTTTAACGACGACGCTAGAGCCGCCCGTAGTGCCCGTTACGTCCGACAAGTCCGCCAGGGCCATAACCTCTTGCAGCCTCGCCAACGGCACCAAGCCGGACGTGAGTACCGTCGCGGCCAGCGAAGTGATCGGATCGCTTCCGCCCGTCTCATGCGTCGAGGCGTGCGCCGGAATGTCGCCAGCCGCCAACGTGCCCACGGTGACCGCCGCGCCGAGAGAGGCTTGCTTCAAGAACCCCGGCCCCGTAGCCGTTAGGTCCGCCTGAGTACCACCGCTGCCCAAATCAAGCTGCGTGGTCGCTTCATTGAGGATGGCGATGACTTGGTCGGGCGTGAGGTCGACGGGGTTGTCCGTGCCCGTACCCGAAGCCCGGCCCTTGATCCGCGACTGCACCATGTTGTTTAGGTGCTGGTTGAGAATGGAGTCGTCGCGCACACGGAAGTCGATGAAGTCGCCGGCGTCGGTCCAGGTGGGCGAGATCGTGGACGTGGTTCCCACTTGGAGCTGCTGCACCACACCCGTGCCGGCATCGACGCGGCCCAGCAGCCGCTGCGAGGTAATGAGTTCCAGATCCGCCAGCGGAATGGGCGCCACCGCCATGCCGGCGTGGCCATGGTCGATGCGCGCGTAGCGTGTTTCGGTTTCCAGATCGGGGAGAGCGTAGGGATCGATCCGCGCGGTCTCGATCCAGCGCTGGCCCGCCAAGTAGTAGCTGAAGGCGATGACCGTGCCGGCGCGCAGCACGAGGTCGCCGCCGGTCACGATGAAGGTGTCCAGCACGTCCGCGTCGAGAACGGAATCGTCATCGACGGTGACCAGTCGATCGGTGTCGCCGCCGACCAGGATGCAGGTCGCGGCGTTATGGTTGTTCGCGAGTCGAGAGAGAGTTGCGGATGGGGAACCCGGTTGCGGCGCTACGGTGTAGATGTTGCGGGCGGGTTCACTGGAGATGCTTCCGTCCCCGCCGACGGTGATGATCGGCGTGTTGGGAATGACGGTGGAGAGTTCCGGGCTTCCGTCGCTGACGTAGGACAGCCCGAGCGTGCCGGCTCCAACAGCCAGAGGGGAAAGCTGCGCACCATCAGCCCCGGCGGGACCGGCTGGCCCCTGCGCCCCTTGCGGGCCGCGCGGACCTTGCCCGCCGCCGCCCGATCCGCCGCTGCCACTGGTGCGCGCGTACAGTTCGCGCAGCATGAGGTCCAGCTTGGGGTCGGGGGCTGTAAATGGCGGACGGTTGTGCTTACCACCGGCTACCATACCGGCACCAGAAAGGAGTTCGGCGGGAGGGCGTCTGGAGTGCCCGTGTCCAAGGGCGAACCCGCAAGCGCCCCGCCCGCCGGGACACTAATCATTACCACCGGATCAAAGACCGGCGCGGTGAGCGCAACCAGGAAGTCCGGCGTCGTTTCCGTAAACGGAACGCCGGCTACGTTGCTCGGCGGCGGTGGAACATCCGCCAAGGGTGTGTACGCGGACGCGATTGCCGGTTGCAGCAGGAAATCCACGCCGGGCTACTCCGCAAGGTAGAACGTGAAGGAAACCGCCACGAACGTGCCGCTGCGGTAGCGGAGGCCCAGCCGCTCGCCGCCCTTGACTTTGAGCGGGAAGGCTGGAGTCCAAGGCCAAGCGCCTTGCTGGTGAATGAACCCCTGCCACACCGTATCGCCCGCCGAGGGCTCCCCGGTGAAGTCCTTCCACAGCTTGCACTTGATCTCCTCGTCCTGGCCCCGGTCGTTTTTCTGCGGGGTCAAGGTCGTGGCGGTGCCCGCCGTCGATTGAATTACCCAATCGAACAGGATGGGCGTGGATGCAGGCTGCGAACCTTGCAGGGTGATTTCGCCGCGAAGAATCTTGATCTCCTCGTCCTGCGGCGCATGGATCTGGAGGAGCGTGCGCGGGTCCGCGTTGGGCACGTGCACGTGGGTCGCTGTGAACAGCATGGCTGTGTTACTCCTCGCAGTAGAGGGTGACGGACACGGGAACGAAGGAGGCCCGCGCGTAGTTGAGGCCGATGCGCTCGCCGCCCTTCACCACAAACGGGAACGGCGGACGCCACGGGAACAAGCCTTGCTCGTGCAGCGAGAACTCGGCGATCTTCGTGGTGCCCGCGGGGTTGGCCGGTGAGCCGGTGCCGTCGAACGCAGAGAACGTCGTCTGGATGGTCTCGTCATAGCCCCGATCGTTCTTCTGTGGCGTGAGCGTGGTGGGCGACGTGCCCGGTGTGCCGGCGTCGGTCTGGATCAAAAACTGAAAGACAACCGGCGCAGTACCCGGCGTGCTCCCTTGCAAGCTGACATCCGCGCCGAGAATCGTGACGCGGTGATTCGCGGCGGCGATGAGCTGAAAGAGCGTTTCCGGGTTGCGCGCCGGCGTGCGCGAGCGCACGAGCGTAAATTGCAGGCGCATGCTTCTATCCTCCAAAGAGTTAAGTTGTTGATTGGCTGCTGCTTAGCGATGCCCGATGGGCACGCCGTCGATGGCGAAGCTGTTGATCTTTTGCTGGCCGCGCACGCTGCTGCGCTGCCCGGTGATCTTCAGGCGCATGCGCACGGCGCGAGTGTCCAGCTTGCGCTTATGGATGGCCTTGGTGGTGTTTTCGATCTGGTACAACACCTTGGTGTTGCGCCGCCCGTCGGCGTGCTCTAAGGTCACGTCAATCCGCAGATGCGGGGTGGCTGCGTTGCTGTCGATGGTTAGATGGAACAGCCGCTTTTCGCGGGAGGGCAGACCGAAATCCATGTCTCCGCCTTCCCAGATGAACTCAATCGGCTGGTCGTGGTCCTCATCCTCGCGCTCGTCCAGGAAGCCGATCAGGCCGTCCTCGTCGGACGCGCCGATGAGAAACAGCCGCTGCGGCGACTTGTCCAGCCCGTCGTAGTAGGGCTCGGCATCGATCCAGTCGGCCACACAGGTCGCGTTGGGCACGTCGTCGATGCACCATTCCCTGCTGCGGTAGTTGTAGCGCACCACCGCCGGCGGGCCGGCCACGTTGGGCCCCCCGTAGCAGATCACCAGTTGGTTGTTGCGCCGGTCGTGGGCCATGGTGCAGGAGCGCCGCGCGGTGTCGCTGAGCGTGGCCCACAGGTTGTCGATGTCGTCGCTGATCTTCTTGGATCCGTTGCCGTCGAAGGTGTAGATGCCTTGCTGCCCGTTGAAGTAGAGCAGCTCTTCGATTTCGATCACCCCGTTGCCGCCGTGGGTGTTGATGCAGCCCACGTCGCTATCCGCACGGAAGATGGAGTATTCGGGCGTTGGCGCAGGCACGCTCAGGGCGGCTTCGTCGTTGCTGAGCACCGAAACGGTGCCGGACAGCACGAAGATCGATCGGTCGGTGAAAAACACGGCGCGTCCCTGGTACACCACGCAGCCAGTCACGTCGCCGCGGATGGCGTCGGGCAGTTCGATGAAGTCGTCGGGGTTTGCCGATTCCGGCCGACCGTCCTGCGAGACAACAATCAGGCCGCCGGTCGCTTCCTCCACTGAGCACCACAGCATCTTGTTCTGGTAGGGAAGAGCGTATCGCGACCTGGGCGGCGGAAAATTCCGCGTTGGTCGAAACGGCCCAATGCCGCGAACGCTCAGCGATGGCTCGGGGTCGTCGGGGTGTCCCACGTGCAGATCGGCACCACGGAGTTCGATACGCCGCGTGCTGGGGAAGGCCGGGTCCGCGATGCCGCGACTGATCGGCAATTCGGCGGCTAGGCGATAGACGGTCTCACCGCCCAAGTCGGCCTCTGCTGATACCCCCTCCGCCGATTGCACCCGCATGTAAATGCGGAAGTGTGTGGCCCGCTGCTCCTGCGGATCGGGCACGAAGAGGTGAATGAAATAACTGGAGTCGTCTCCTCCTCCGCCCGGCGTGTTATCCAGTAGGGTGTCAATATCGTTGTCTGGGGTGGCTTCGGGATTGGGGTCGCCGTTGTCCAGCCGGTCCTTGACTGCGATGGTGGCGTTGGATTCTTGCGCATCGTCGGCGTTGTAGAACGAGACCGCAAAACCATAGACGCCGCGGAACGGGCTGTGGGTCGGCAAGGTAAAGCCCGGCACACGCAGGGCGCTTTGATCGGGATGAACAAACGGCTTGTCTGGGGCCTTCATGCCCAAAGGGCGCATGCCTTCCGTGGCAATCGAACTCGGGTCGCTGATCTTGCCCACCAGGTTGTCGTACGACTCAGGAAACAGGGCGAAGATGTACGGGTAGAACGAAACAAAGCTGCCGCGCCGGGTGAGCGGAGCAGCCGACGGCAAACCAATCGCGTCCCACTCCCCGTTAGCCTTGAGGTAAATCAACTCCGGCGGCAGGTTGTATTCGCCCACCATGGCGAAGATCGTGGCGCGGGGATCGTCGCGCTTGCCCACCAGCACCTGGGCCAACTGCCAAGGCAGCGGCGTGTTGGGCTCCGCCAGCGTGGGCAGCGGCGAGGGCACGGCCTTGCTGTAGCCGGGCCTCGCCTCCAGCGCGTGGCGATGGATCCACAGGTTGCGCATGTTCTGCGGGCGGTTGGGCGGCAGCTCTTCCGGCGCGATGCGCTGGTTGATGCCCGGCCACGGGGCGCGAACCGTCAGGAGATTTTCCAGGGTGCGGGGCATTGGCTATCGACGCGACACGTGCATCTGCCGCACGCGCGGCCCGGTGCGGTTCCAGGTTTCCAGATCGGATTGCATCATTTGCAGCAGCTCGCCGTAGTGCCGCTCCCAGCGCTGCACGCGGTTCTGCGGGATATTCGGGTGCTGATCGAGCAGGATGATGGTGGACCGCACGGCGATGAGTTCGTGGTGGTTTTCCGGCACTTCCGTGGGGATGTGCGTGCCCAGCGTCAGCGGGGTGATGGGCGCCGCGTAGTAGACCTTGATGGTCATGGCCGCGGAGGCTTCCGGGGGGAAGCCCAGATACCACTCGCCGTCGCTTTCCCGCACGATGTAAACGAAGGTGCCCGCGCCAGCGCGGCAGCGGCGATAGGTGTCGGTGAAGCTCGACGAGCCGCCGTAATCGTTCTTCTGCTGAAACGGGATAATCCGCACTTCCGTGGGCTTGCCCGTGGTGGGCACGCGCTCCACGTACAGAATCTTGCGAATGACGCCGCTCGCACCGAGCAGGTATTTCTCGGTGCCGGCGACGGCATTCACGGTGATGGGCGCGGGGGCCATGTTGTAGTTCTTGGCCGTCTGCTCCACCAGGTTGGTCACGTGCTCTACGGCGCGATTGATGACCCGCTCCACCTGGGGGTTAGCCAGACCGCGCACGTCGCGCCCAACGTTCTCCAGCACTTGCACGCGAAGTTCGACGAGGTTCATGGTCTTCTACTGAATGGGCATAGTGAAAGAGCCGTCCCGCGCCGGCAGGGCGGCGAGCATTTCCGCCTTGGCCGCGTCGTACGACTTGCGGTATTGATCCACTTCGGAGTTTTCCTGGTTCATCGCCCGCAGGGTGACGCCCAGCACGATGACGTAGTGGAACTCCAACGGAATGCTTGGGGTGTCAGACGCTTCGGCCATGGCCCGCACGCGGGCCGTGTACCACAGCGTATAGCGCGCCGTGGCTCGTACCTTCTGCACGTGGATGTAGGTTCGCGGCGCGCTGATGGCGACGGCGGCCGGCGAAGGTTCCGCCGTGCCCATAAAGGCCACCGTCTGCGACAGGCCAAAGTACATCGGCACGCGGTCGGGCTCGATGATCTGCACTTCGTGCGGCTCGATGCCGACTTCGTGCTCCCACAGCGAAATCATCCGCTTGAAATCCGCCGGCAGCGGACTGGAACCCGTGTTGCCGATGCCGATGTCCACCCCGCCCGCCGGACCCAGCGTCAAATCCGTGCCGCGGCGCATAAAGGTGGGATCGACGCGCTCGATCAGGATCGCGAGCGCGTCGATCTCGTCGTTCACCAGACGATCGATGCGGGCATAGGGCGCCGCCTCGCCGGCGGGCGCCCATGCCTGTCCATCGTCCCCTAAGTTGTCCAGCACGCGCTGGCGAATCTCGCTGAGATTCATAGGTAGTCAGCGCTTAAGAGCTGTAATCCGGCTTGCAACGCCGCGGCATGAAGTCGATCTCCAGGCCGAGGAAGTGCTTGGGTTCCGAGAGGCCGACGGCGAAAGCGTCCATCTCCACGTTGACGGCGATGATCGCACCCGCGTCCACCTGGGCGTGCGTGAGCCAGTTCTTGTTCTTGATGCCGCGAGAGGTTTTCTGGCCGAAGTTAGCGTCCACGACCGTATCTTGCGCGATCGTCGTGTCCAGTGCCGCAGGGGCCGTAAGCACGACGCCTTCGGCGAAGAACTTGGCCAGCACGAGCCAGTCGATGGTGTCGGCGGCGGTCGATGAACCGCTGCTCCACCACACAGTGAAGCCCAACTCTTCGGCGGGGTCCCAGTGCTTGGGGACCATGAAGGCATACCCGCCCTCGTCGCCAGCGGCTTCCATGAGCAGCGCGGCGAACCCGAAAGTGCTGATTTCCGCCAGGGGCGGAGCACCGGCACCCACGGTTTGATGCGCCGCAGTGGCTGTCGCGGCCACGAACTGCTCGGCGTGAATGAAGAGGCTTTCCCTCTTCCATTGGATGGCTTTGTCGCGAATCATTTTGCTTTTTCTCCCTTACATAGTTGGCCCCGGCGCGAAGCCGGATACTCAGAAACCGCCGCCAAGCACGCGGGGCCGGCGTCTGCCGGCGCCGACCCCTACGTGCCCGCAGGAGGCGGAAGATCAGTTGCGTGAGTTGGTTACTCCAGGAGGTCCGAGAGCAGACCGTTGGAGGCCGGGTCGGCGCACACGAGCTGTAGGTAGCGCCGCCACGCGGCCTCGAACTGGTCGTTGTCCGTGACCATGCGCAGGATCTGGCCGTCCTCGTCGATGAACCCGCCCTCGCTGTCGTGGTAGATGGTCCACGTGTCGGTGTCCAAGAACCACATCTTGTTCGCGGGAGCGTACTTGTCGCGCACCACCGGGATGCCGCGGAAGTCCAGCGCCTCGCACCAGCCGTTGAGCTTCATCGACTCGCCCTTGTAGCGCTTGTCGGCCACCAGTTGGCTGGCCAGTTCGCGCCACAGCGCGTGCGAAGTCACAATCAGCTTCGGCGTACCGTTGGAGTTGATCTCGATCTGATCGGTCATCTCCTGCATCAGTTCGAGCGTCAGCGGGCGGTTGGTGCCGCCATTGGAAAGCACCTGCGCCTTCCAATACTCGTTGCCCGCCGTCGCCCGGTTGATGCCCAGGTACGTGCCGGTCGCGGAGATGATCGACGACAGACCGTCGATGGCGTCGTTGCGCGAGGTCTGGCGGTACACCGAGTACGGGCCGCCGGAAGCCAGATCGCCGGTGCCGGCCAGCGGCGTGTCGGTGTCGATGGTGATGAGCAGCAACGTGGTGTCGGTGGTGTCGGGCGCCACCGAGATCACCTTGGCCTTAGCCACGCCGGCGGAGCCGACCGCGCCAGAGGAGGTCACCCGCACGTCGATGATCGAGTTCTTGCGGATGCCGTTGTTGGCCTTGGGCACCCGGAAGGACGAGACGCTAGCGCCGCCGGCAGGCACCGACATGGTGCCGGCGATCTTGCCCGTGGCGTCCTGCCAGATGTCATAGGCCAGGGCGTCGGCCACGTCCTCGATGAGGTTCTTGGCCTCGAACTCCAGCGCCCGCATCTCGGCCGCGTAGCCGGTCTTGGTGCTGGCGATCAGCGCCCCGTCGATCTTGAACCGCGCATAGATGCGCTTGTAGTTCGTCGAGGCTCGCTCGGTCATCTGGTTGCCGGCGGTGGGCAGCGCGCCCGAGGAGCTGTAGCCTACGCCACCAGAACCGGCGGTGTGCAGCGGAATGTTGATCTGCTTGCCTTCCGCGTAGGCTTCGGTGTTCTTGTTGAACTTTTGCAGAAGGATGCGGTCGCGGTTCTGGAGCTTCCACATCTTCGGCGTGTAAACTTCCCGGAGGGCCTTGTCGTATACGGCCCTGGTTGCAGTGGTGAGTGCCATTGCTTCTTTCTCCAAGGGGGCGGGCGGCCATGCGGCCTCGCGAGCTCAAGCGCCGCCCGCCCCGAATCCAACGGTTGGTGTTTGTTGACGTGTGTTGCGAACGAAAAACGGGGCGCAAAAAAAGAGCAGCCGCTGGATGGTTTGGGCACCCAACTGCCGCTCCGTTAATTCGCGTCATTCGCCGGCGGGGATCAGCCGCGGCGAACTAGCCCCGTGTTGTGACTGTTTGTCTCTCTAGCGGCGATTTCCTCCGGTCATGGCCGCTTCCATCTTCCGCGCCATTTCGGTGGCTTGCCGTGAAGCGGTGCCGTCCACCAGGTCGCTTTCCTTGTGCTCGAAATCCATCTTGGGCAGGTCGGTGACCGACGAGCCGCGGCTGGATTCCCCGCGCGTTTTCTGGGCGGCGATCTTCTTTTGCAGGTGCTTTTGCTTCACCTTCGCTTCCCAGTCCAGGTACTTCTTGTGCGCCGCGCGGTAGGCATCGCGCACCGGCACGCCGGTCTTGACCATGGCCCGTGCGTGGGCGTCGACGTAACTGCGGGCGTCGGGGTCGTCGGCGATCTCCGGGTTGGCGTCGAGCAATCCTTGCAGCTGGAATTCCTTCTGCTGCGCGCCCACCATCTTGGGCACGTTCTCACCCAGCTTGCGGGCCAGGTCGTAGAACTCCCGCTTGGTGACGGGGATGATGTCCTCGTCGCCGCCGGCTGCGGGAGCCTTGGCTTCCTTGGCCTTCATCTCCTGCTGGAAGGTGTCGTAGCCCTTCGCGGCGTAGGACATGAGTTCTTCCGGGGAGACGCCGGCCTTGTTGACCATCTCCAGCATCCGCCGGTCCTTGTCGCTCAGACCGGCGTAAGGGTCGGCGGGTTGCGCGGCCGCCGGTTTTTGCTCGGGTTCGTTCGGCGCATCGCCGGGCTGATCCTCGATTTCCAGATCGTCTGGAGTCGGGTCATCCTCGACGGGAGCCGTGGTCTGATTGGGTTCGCCTGCCATGGCTTCGCTTCTCTCCTCCTAGCCAACGGGTCGCTTTTGAACGCCCAGCCGTGGCGCGCGATTGGCCCGCTGTCCTTGAACTTGGTTTTTCGGCTGACGTGGTACGTACGCGCCCTGGTTGGGCGGCTTGCTCGAATTCTGGCTCTGTGGGCCCGGAGGCGCAGGGGCTGCCGGTCCGCCTGCGCCCGGGCCAGAGGGGGCTCCCATCCCTGGAGCGGGAGCTGGCAGCGCGAGAGCGGTGAGTTCCATGCTGATCTTCTGCGCCTCGACTTCCTGGCGAATCTGCTTGCTGATGCGGCGGCGCTCGTGTTCCCGAATATGCACGGCGAAAATCTTTTCGATCTCTGGATTGACCAGCATCTGCTCGCGGTACTTGGCGCTCTTCTGCTCTTTGTGGTGCTCTTCGAGATGCGTGGTGTCGTCGTCGCCGTCAGAGATCGCGACTTCCTCACCCTTGAGCAGCCGCTGGTTCTCCATGCTGGCGTTGCGGCGATCCACCTTGGATTCGTCGATCTCGTGGGTGACGCCCTGGCCCATCCAGCGGAACACCAGCGCTTTATCTTCCGGCTTGTCGGGGCGGATCCAGCCGCGGGCGGTCAGCATGTCGATGAGGTCCATCATCGTTTGCTGATCCACGGTGGGGCCGAGATCGCAGGTCACGTTGTATTTGGCGTAGGGTAGATCGGCCTTGGACCAGGTGAGCACTTCCGGCTCGTTGTTGTCCCCGATGATACGGATGGTGCGCGCTTCGTCGCCGAACTGGTGCAGGATGGCCATCCACTGCCGGCAGACTTCGGCCAGACCCTCCTTGAGCAGCCGCATCATGGGCGCGTTCAATCGCGCGTCGGCTTCCTGGTAGGCGATGGCCTGCTTGCCGGAACGCACGCCGCCCTTGGGCTTGCCGTACGACGGCGCGTGGTTGCGGGCGATGTCGTCGAACGCTTCGCGGAGGTTCTGCATCCAGTACGCGACGTAGGATTGCAGCGGCTCGGGCACCCATGGCTTCACCTTGTCGATGAAGCCGCGATTGACTTCCACGAGCTCGCCGCGGCGGGTGAACGCTTCGTCGTCCAGTCCAGCGCCCTTCTCGTAGATGATCTTGGGGTCAACGGTGCGGGCCTTGTGTTCCGCGACTTGCGAGTGGGTGATGTTGATCTCCGCCTGCAAACTCATCAGGTCGGTGACCGTGCTGGGCGGCCAGAATTCCTTGGCGCTGGGCAGCTCGGTGATGCGCACCACGGGAATTTCGCCGTGCTCGTAGGGATTGGGTCCGCTCTCCAGCACCCGGCCTTGGCAGACCACGCACTTGAAGCCCTTCTTGCAGGCTTTGCTGCGCGGCCGCCACAGGGTGTACTTGATCGCGTGCTCGCCGTCGGTGTGCCACGTCTGCGAGCGATAGTTGGAGCCCTGGTACTGGTTGTAGCCGAATTGGTCCTGGTCCCCGCCCTCGA